TTTTCTTTGTTAAGATTGTTAATTTTCTTTTGAACTTCATCAATTTCAATGCCAACCTCTCGCATATCGTATTTGAGAGCTTCACGTGCACTGTATAGGTCTTTAAGCTTATCGCTTTTATCGTTTTCACCTAGTGTCATGTCATTGATGACATCATGAATTTCATTGGCATTTGCTTTTAAATCAATATCAATAGAAAGCTTTTTATTACTCAAGGCTAATAACTCTTTTTTAAGCTCACTAATATCATCTTTAATATCCAATAATTGATTCTTGAAATTAGCTAGATTATCTAAATCTACTTTCATAGCAAGCTTTTGTCTTTCTAAAGCTTCCTTTTCTTTTTTGATTTCTTCTAATCTTGCCTTAATTCTTTCTAATTCTTGGGTGTTAGCATCAAATTTGAGTTTTACCTTTTCAATTTCTTTTAACTCTTTTTCAAGTTGCTTTATTCTTGCTTCGGCATCCTTAATGTCAAGGACTAACCTAGCACCGACTTCACGTACTGACATCTTCGGACTCCTTCGCTAAATCTGTTTTCTGCATGAAATGAACCGCATATCTGTCAATCTGAGGTATTTTCTTTTTAGAATTTTTATTTGCCTCGTTAATTTCATTCCATGTTTTATCGCTTTGTAGATTTGCGTAGTACCCAAAGGCTACAACTAATTCAGAAACACCCCAATGGTCTAATATCTCATTGGGGCGTATTTTTAGAATTTTACCGACATAATGAGCCATGGTTGAATAAAGATTTAGTTCTGCAACATAAGACTTTGCTTTTTTTACTGAATCCTTTTTATCATCCCCCTTATCAATTATTTGATAAAAACTGTTTCTACCTCATTAAATAATTCAGGATATTTGATAATTAGGCTAATCATGCAAGTTAAAACTGAATATTGCATCATGTGATCCTCATAAAATTCATCTAATCCTAAGAAAATTGCAACAACTTTATAAAGTCCATCAACTAAATTTGTAGAGGATTGAGCGTATAAATGGAAAATCTGTTCGTTTGCTTCATTCATATACGCTTCATAAATCTGAACCATAGTCTTGTCCACTTCTTCATCATCTGCATCTGTTGTAACGATTCCATCTTTTCCTTCAATGAATTTGTGACCATAATATTCCTCGATTTCTTGGAATTTTTCTTTATATGGGTCTAGGATTTGTTCTGCATCCAATAGCAATGGTTTTACTTCGATTAAAGCTTCTACCATCTTCATATCTTGCCTAGGAGATAATGTTAGATTTTCAAACTTCTTATCGAACATAACATATTGCCCTACTCTTTTAGCGTTCTCAGGAACATCAATTTTATGTTCTTCGATTTCTTTTTCAGTGAATCTAAAACTCACTTCAATATCAATTGTTTTAACATCTGTCTTATTTGCATCACCAACAACTGCAATTTCACCACCATTGCCATAGACTGCGTGAGGAGTATCATCCTCACGAGCTACTTTTAACTTTTCAATCATGGCATTTAACTGTGTTGGTTCTAAAATCTTTTGTTCTTCCATCTCATTTGCCTCTCAATTTCTATAAATTAGCGTTTGCTTTGTTTACTACATAAACTTCATACCAGTTTCCACGAGTATCTTTCTTGAACGCTAAACTAAATTCAAACGCTCCGTCATCAGGGATACCCATTGGGAATGAAGTAATTTTTGCATTATGGTAAGTAAATACTTCCGCAGTTCCATCACTTCTATAACGAGTGATAGTAACTTTTGCTCTCTTATTCTTTAAGCTATCGTTGTTCGCTACATAGTGTTGCAATACATCAACAGTCATTGGATAAGAAATCTTTAATGTTTTACCAACTAAATTTTTGTTGAAGTAAATTTTTGAACCCTCAATATCTAAGCTTGGATTGATTTTACTGTTCAATACTTGGTATTGAGACTCATCTAAATTAGCCAACAATGGAGTGTTAATTCGGTTCAATGTAGAATCTGTGATATTGCATTGGTCGCTCAATGCTGCATAAATAAATCCACATTCTTCAACAAAGTGGTCTGCAATATGGATTGAACCATATTCAGGATGTTCTTTGTCTGCTTCAATAACCACTTCCTGAGTACGCATCATAAAGCCTTGAGACTTATCTCCCTTGCCGATAAATGGGTTCATAGTTAAGTAGTTTGATGTTAATTGAGTTCCTGTAAATGAACGCTCAATAGAAGCAGAATCATCATCATAAGAATCATCAAAGCAACTTGTATCTACAGGGTCTACAGTATCGTCACCATCAAATCCTGATAAGCAACTTACTTTAATGTCGTTGTTAGAATCTAAGTCTGCAAATTCTTCAAAGAAACTGATTGAAGAAAGACCAATTAAGATACTATCTGTTGATTTGTCTGTTAACGCTACTTCAATGCTTAAACGGACACCTGATGTACTTGCTTCCCATCCTTTTCCTACTACATTTGTAGGAACTGTTGATAAGTCAATCTGTACAGGGTAGAATCCTTCTTTATCTGCTTTTAAAGTGCTTGTATACTCATCTGCATTAGTCATTTCATGATCTAAAACATCTGAAATCTTTGTTGTGATTGTGTAAGTACCTGCTTGAGGAACATTCACGTAGTAGTAAACAACACCTGCTGCAAAGTCTAATGCATTTTTTAACGCTTTAAATACCGCACCGCTTGTGTGTACTTTGTTTCCTTCTCCAGTTTCTGCATCAGTTTCTTTAGAAGTGATGAACAATGTACCTGTATTCTTACATCCAAATGATTCGCAAACGTTGATTAAATCAGGTGCAATAGTACGTGATGTATAAGCACTAGCAGTACCTGTAATCTTTTCAAATTTACGAGTATTGATTTTTAAACAAGAATCAATATCACTCATGATAGTAATATCAATTTCTTGAGTTTTAGTTAATTTAGAGACACTTAATTTGTCACTAATAATTTTGTTAATGTTGCAGTTAGACATTATTTTTGCCCTCCCATTGTAGCTTTTAGTACACGCTCCATAGCACGCTCTGCTTTAGCACCGCCTAATTGATTTAAAGCGTTTAGTTTGCGTGAAACAAATGCTTGAACATCTACTTTCTGTTCAGGAGTCTTTTTAGCTTTTGAAACTTTTTCTTCCATTTTTAATCTCCTTTATTTAACTTTTGCATCAAATCTAGATACCGCTCTAGCAACAAAATCATTTGCCTTTCTAGGTGGCATCTTAATTTTGTGTGCAAAGTGTTTCTTTCCCATTTCATCTACCCAAACGAATGGCCTTCCGTTTTTACGTACTAACGTATAAACTCGTTTCGTTCCATTCTGTACCATTGGGGAGTAATCAACATGAGAAGGGTTTCTAGAATCTTTTTCTAGTTTGTCTGCATCTACTCCGATTAGATATTCGGTATTAGATACTTTTTCCTTCGTGATTGAATCCTTTAAAGCACCTGGCCTATATTCATTCCATGGCATACTTGTCATTTCTTGAGCATAGAATCTACTCCCTCTTGGAGCTTCATCTCGCATAGTTTCTTCTAATTCACTAGCCAATCCTTCAAAATCTTCTTCACACGCTTCTATAACATCTTCTAAGAGACCTTTTAGCATTTCCTACACCTCGATAAAGGGGTAATAAAGTTTGCCTCCATAGACGTATTTAAAGCCTTTTAGGAATACACCATCTTCATACGATACTTCCTCAACTTTGTTCATAAGGAAGATTTTTACTAGGCCACTAGGCAAACACATACGTTTTGAATATTCATAAGATGTGTTTGATTTGGCTTTCGCACCGCATACGGGGCATCCGTTTTTCTTTGTGGAACTTTTCATTCCAATATATTTGATTCTCACACAACATCACCAACCCATATGTCTTTTGAATTACATACTGATAAGATACCTAACTGTTCAGAATACGCTTTTGTAATATGTTCACGAACATACACACTAATTGAAATCTGAGCATCAGAATTTTCTTCTGAGATAAGAACATCACTACCATCTGTTTCTTCACACGTGCTACAACCACATTCGCATCTATTCATTGCGATAACGAATTGTAGGAAGTCGCAGAATACAGGCAATAGACATTCTGGTATCGTTTCATATCCAGCTACATAACTGACAACGATCTTAGATAATTCATCACATCCACAATTGCACACATCTTTGTAGTCGATATTAGATAAATCAACGTACACGATACTGTCGTATGGGTTATAAGAAAAATCTTTATCAACTTCTAGTTTGTGAGTAGTAAATGTAATTCTTTCTCTAGTGATAACAGATACTTCAATCGTTGTTGGGTCAATCATTGGATAGAATAGTGGTATACGTACAATTCCTGAATCGCAACCGCATTTCTTAAATTCACCAACATCAAAGACTTCCTCTCTTTGAGATGAGAGGAAAGTCTCACAAGGGTGGTTTTTCCAACAAGTGATGGTACTAATTAAATCAATTAGTTCTCCAACATTCTTTTCAAGCTTATCTGCTTCTAAATCGCTTTCCTTTATGCACGAACAATAGTTTTTCAATTGTTCGATAATTTTTTCGTACATTATTCACCAATGTTGATTGGTACGATAGTTGTTGGTTTTAATACAAGGTCTAATCCGTTTAATGTATCTCCTAATGTAGCTGCTGACATTGGGATACCTTGGATTACCATTAATCGGTTTGCGTCGGTTCCAAATGCACATCCAAAGTTGTAGTAGTAATCACATTGAGTACCGCATCCTTCGGATGGTGTATCTGTAGCACCGAATGTATGACGTTGGAATTTTTCAGATGGCTGGAAAGTAGTTCCCATTACCAAACCTACTGTATTTCCTTCTAATACCCATACATCACCTGTACCTTTTGCAATGTCACATGGAACTAATTTATCTGCGATAAATCCATGTCCTTTAAATGCGACTTCTCCAGTTTCTTTGTTACGAGTCCATCCATCAGGATATTCTCCGTTGAATTTACCTGGAACGATAACAGATTTAATACCTTCAAGTACTAATGGGTGACAAGCGAATTTATAATCGCCATCTCCTAATGCTGCTAAACGTAATGCAACTGAATCAAATGCAGATAATACGTTTGTACCTACGATTTTGATAACTGCTTTATCTTCCATTACTTCCAATAATCCGTGGAATGGTTTTAATGTAGCAGTACCTGTAGCCATTGTTCCTAAGATAACGTTAATAGCAGTGAAGTATGCCATTGAAATTAAATCCATACGTTTCTGAGCTTCTTTAATAGTTTCTCCTTCACGTTGGAAGTAGCAAACCATGTCATTAGCTTTGATTTTACGTGTTTCATTTACCAAGCTATCCATAATAGGTTCGCAGCTCTTTAAGCACAACAATGCCAACGGAGCATTGCTACCACACTTAGCTAAATCTAATGGAACCCAGCAACATTCACCTTGTGTTGATTTAGGTTCTGTTGTTCCGTATGTGAATGGCAACTGAATATAGAATTTGCCATCTTCTTTTTTTGTTACGCTCCATGCTCCTCGGTTCATAGCACCTTGCATCTTACGTGAAGCTGGCGTGTTCATTAACCAAGAAACTAATGGGAACACGTTTTGGAATGGATTGGCTGGTGAGTTATCTGAATAATCAGTACTGATACCAACTGTTCCTACATTTGATTTAGAAGCGTTTGCTGCTAAATTCTGTCTTGCTTTTTCATAATCAATATAAGCTCTTGAGAATGATGTTAAATCCTCGATATTAGAACTTAGACGTTCTACCATTCCTGGTGTAACTGCCATTTTTTCTAATAATGTGTTATCAGGATTTGTAAATAATAAATCTAACATGGTTTACCTCCTATCCCCACATATCTCCGCTAACTTTAGAAGTTGAAGCTAATTTTTCTTCTTTCTTTTCTTTATCGTTAGCTTGTCCTGAGATCAAACTAGACAATCTGTCTAATGTGCTTTCTGCTTTCTTTTCAAATTCTGTTTTTTCTTTCTTAGAATTTTTTAATTTTTCTTTTAATTCAGCATTTTCTTGTTCTAATGCTTCAACTTTTGCACTTAAAGCTTCAAAAGCATCCATGAATTTGTTGATTTTTTCCATGTCATCCTTAGACATTTCAACAGTTTCTAATGTTTCTTCGCCTTTTTTAGCTTCTTCTTTGTTTTCTGTTCCTTCTTCTTTACTTTCAGGTGTTTTTTCTTCTTTAGAAGGTTCTTTTTCTTCTTTTTCGTCCTCTTTGTTTTCTAAAGCTTCGTTCTTCTTTTCTTCTTTATTTTCAGAACTCAACTTTAAAATCTTTTCCCATAGGTTCATTTCTGAGTCTCCTTTACTGTTTAAATTTTCGCCTGTACTGTTTACATTGGCTGGATTTGCAACAACTGAGAAACCAGCAATCTCGATTTCGTTGTAGAATGGTGCATTAAATTTAAATGACGATTCAAAATCGAGTGTTCCTCTCAGTTCTGCACTAATATTCAATGGTATTTCTTGTTTCAATAAATCTTGTACTATGTGCAATTCCCTATTTAGTTTGACGTTTACATCAAGACCTTTTCTTCCATCCCCAATATCGACAACTGTTAAATCATCTTTAGTCCATGTACCTAAGTTTAAAGGGAGTGATGTAATGTCAATGTGAGCTAAGTTGATATATCCTACATAATCAGAACTCAAGCTATCGTAGAATGCTTGTACTGCCCCTTTTTTGATGTATAGACGAATATCATCTCCACCCTCATATGTTATTGCCCCCTCGTCAATAAGACGTGTAGGCTTGTTTTCTACGTATCCTGAGGATAGGTTCACACTGACATAATGGTTTTCTTTATCTACGTTCGATAAAGTGATTGCATTGTCGTAAAATGCTTTTCCTTTTTTTCTGCGATCAAGGCTATCTTTAATGCTTGCTACATATGTTGGAACTCTTTTCTTTTGTGGCATTATTTCTTAGTCTCCGTTTCTACTACGATTACGGGCTTATAGAATAATTTCTGAATCCTTCCACCACATGAATTACATTTCTTGACTTCGTATGGAATCTTTGCTCCTTTTAATATTTCTTCCATTGTGGAATCATATCTTTTTTGAATAGTTTTGTTTCTAAGTGCTTCTAACAAAACTTTATCTTCGGGAATCTTGTATTTCTTCTTAGGCTCAAGAACTACATATCCGTATAGCAAAGTACCGCTATCTAATTTTGAATAAACGTCAATTTGCGTTTTTTCTTCGATAACATCAAGAAGTTTCAAATACTGTTTTGCGTTCTTTGCTGCTTCTTCCAATGCGAACTCATGTCTACCATTTTGCTTTAAGAAAGTATTTCTTTCTTCTAGGGAATCGAACCAAGTAACACCGTTAATAGTTTGTACGTTGTTTTGCATGGTATCTCCTTCTAAGCATCATGGCATTGATCGTCTGTATACTTTGTTTCTGTTTGTTCTGAGCGTTCTACTTTTGCTACATTGCAGAATAAGAATGAAGTATAAGTTGTTACTGTTTTTTGATTAGGTGTTTCACCTGTTGTCGTAATAACTGGCCATTCAAATCCAATAGCTCCGTCTTGGTCATTCAATTTGTTATGCCAAGCAGTGTTAAAAGCAGTTGCATCTTCTCCTGTTAAAGTGATAGGGTCTCCGTACCCTTCTTTAAAAGTGATTTTTACAGTGAAACTACGTTTAATTGACATTTATGTATCTCCTTTCGTTAATTTGCATATAAAAAGGCAATACCTCGAAATATGCAAAAATCTATATAAACAGTGAAAACTGTTTATACCTTTTGTTTATTTCCAAATATTGCCTTGTTTTTTTCTACTTTTTACTTCTAATTAAAACTCTAATGTATCTTCTACTTGTTTTGCTGGGTTATTACCAATCAATTTAAGAATCTTGACCATTGATTCTTTGTTCAATTTGCCTTTGAACTCGTTGATAAAGTCTGCATCTGAAATATTTCTTTGACCAATTAAGAATAAATCAGCATTTCCTTTTGAATCTTTCTTAGCTCCAATCTGATATACATGAATTGTTGTTGTATATACACGTCCACTTGCCTGTTCTTTACAAGCTCTGTAGTCTGTTACGACTTCGTAATATACATCTTTAACAGTTTCTTCCTTCTTTGTTTTTTCATTGAGACTAGTTTTTACGATTTCTACTTTTCTATATCTGTTCTCAAAGAAAGAAGTTGGAACTGCGATTGCACTGGCTTTTGTTTCCAAATACCCTAATCCATCAGGTCGCATAGGTCTTTCACCAAATTCAACCTCTTTACCTTGGATTTTCTCTTTTACCAATCCAATTTTGTTGATTCTCTGTGCATCTTCAAATGAATATAACGGAGTTCCATTCAAACTTCCTAGGGGTGTTACCTCATTTTCAGATAAGATACTTTTTAAAATATCCATTTCCATTTTATTTTCTCCTCTCGCTATAGCGTTTTCTCGATAGAATCCATCATTCTAGTAACTGATTCCATCATGTAATTCTTTGTGCTCTTGTCTAACGCTTCTGCTCCGTTGACAATAGCACCTACGATTTGAGTAACTGACAAGGCTAATTTATATGTCTTTGCAGACTTGTCTTGTTGTTCTTTCAATTCGTATTTATCAAAATAAACCTTTGGTACACCTAATTTCTCACTTAACATAGGAGAAATCTGAGTGGCGAACCTTTCTCGCATTGGTACGATTGTATTTGTCATGGCATTATCTATGATTCTTTCCATAGATACGTTTCCTGATACATCCCCTAAACCAATCAATTCAGGAGTAAGACCGAAACACTGACAAATAATAGAACCTTCCTTCATTTGAAGGTATTCTAAGAACTCCGTACCTTTTGTAACACGAGGCAAGTGATCCATCTTTTCAAAAATAGAACTTGCAAGGATTACATTGTCTGATTTTGAATTTCTGATTTCCTGACCTAAACGTTTAGCTTCAATTCTTGCTTTGTCGGCTCTGTCTGCTTTAGAACTTGATGATTCGTCTAAAACTTGGGAAGCCGATAAATCAATCGTATCTCCTTTGGCAAATCCATCTTTCAGCCAAAAAATCAAACGTCCAGGGCCATCATACTGAATATCGTAATTCAAACGCTCGTAAACCGTACCTAATAGCTTTAGGCGTTGTTTGTCACGCAATAAACAAGATAATCCGTTCTCATGGTCTGTTCCGTTTCTTAAATTGCAGAAATTATCAGGGATTTCTACAATGATTGTTCCGTCTTTTGACATTAATTTGCCTGTTTTAAGGAATAACGCTTCGTCAAAGTCGATTTCCTTTGTTCCTAATGAGATAGGTTCTTTATCGTCTGCCGACATAGCATAACAGATAGGAACTCTAAAGCCTTTATATTCATCATCTTCACGCATGATAGAAACATAGTTGCGATAATTCTCTGTAACAATCCCCTTATCTTCGTCTAGCCAACGAATACCGCATTTTCCGTACAGTAAGGACTGCATAATAGCATTTTGAAGTACAGAATAGTTTGTAACACCTTGTACATTGTGTTTGTAAAGGAATGGCATAAGAACATTCTTGTCTAAATTCTCATCACCTGTTGTGATACCGTTTGAGAATATAAAGTCAATAACCTTACCGATAACATATGGTAGCGTTGGTAGATTGTCTATCATCCAATCAATCTCATCAAACTGATTCTTAAAGTCTGTCTTTACAAATCCGTTGATGCAATCTGAATTGCAGTTCAACATAGCTTCCATTACCTTTTCGGCTTCGGTTTCTGCATTAGAACTGTGAATATTGTGCGAAATGTTAGGTGACACATAGGTATTGGATGCTAGTTTAACTCTATCCTTTTGTCTTTTCTTTGTTCTTCGACTCAAATTAGCACCTCCTAATCGTTCTCTGCATACGCAAGTATTTCACTGCTTAGATTATACATTAAACAACTGCGGACAGAAAGTACTGAGGAATCTAGGGCATCAGGAGAGTGTCCTAAGCGTTGTTTTATCTCTTCTTTAGGAATAATGGCTATCTTCTTATTATTCTTCGATACAGTCCTTGTAGCAAGCAATTCAGGCTTTAATCTTTTTGCGACTTCCGTTGTGAAAGTCAATTTCTTACTGTCCATTAGCTGCTGAAAGTCTAAATACATTTCCGCTCTTAAATTAAATGCATAAACCGCACTGTAATGTCTTGCCTTGATACGTGTTTTTGTTGGCCCTCCTTGGAAATTGACACCCTCAAGGATAAATCCTAGCTTATCTGAGTATTTTGACAACCCTTCGGTCAACCAAGTACCGAAACCAACGTCAACACAAACATATTTGATGTTTAATGCCTCGATAATCTTAACAATCTTGGTAATAATCTTCTCAGATGTAACTCCTTGAACCCAAACACCCTCTTTTAGATTGTAAATTGTCTCGATTTTACAGTTCCCGTATCTATTTTGGGAGCATAAAGCAACATCTATACCATCCTTACCTGTATAAGCCGAGTCAATGCCTAGGAAAAAACGCTTTTTATAAGAATTATCAGCTTTATCATCATCTAAAGTCATGGTTTTGAACATACTTTCGTCTGAAAATTCCTCTAATTCGCATACTAAATATCGTTGGCAAGTACTTCTATTCTTGTAAAAATGAGAATTTAGAATCTGAGATGCACTTTTCATACGATCTTCTTCATATGCAGTACGTACATCCATCCAAACAACTAATGTTCCTTCGGGGTATTTCTCGTTTGTCATGCAATCGTAAAATTCACCTCGTTTGTGGGGGTTGGAAATAGCAATTTCAAGCTCTTTTGAACCGTCAACACTTGAAAATTCCCTTCGTCCTATCTCGGCATACGCATCTTCACTGACTTGGGCCGCTTCGTCAATAATATAATCTCCACCCTTACCGATAGCGTTGTTGTTTTTCTTCGGGTCTACACTGTTTCCACCTAATGTAACGATTTCTACACATCCTCCGCCCTTGAAGGAAATTTTAGTTTTGGAAGTAGAAGTCTGTAATTTTTCAATCTTGTTTCCTGAATCTAATACAGAACTCTGAATAGACTCGTCTGCATTTTGTAAATGTCCGATTACTTTTGACATGATGATAGTAGCGGTTTCTCCTGTTGCGGCCGCAATTCGTACTTGATGTCCTTTATACGCACGATAAATAGCAATCATTCCTAAAGTCCAGCTTTTCCCATACTGAGAAGTTGTAATTGCGTATATAGTATCGTAACCCTCTACAACCGCACCAAACAACATAGCTTGTGTAAAGTGAAGATTGACTTGAAAATATGTCAAAGCCTCTCTTGCACCGATAACCGCAAGTCTAAAAGCCTCTTGTCTAGAAATATTTAATCGTTTGTAATGTTCGGGGATATATCCTCTCGTCCAATTCTTCAATTTATACTTGGGGGTAGCTCCCTTCAACAATCTAACGACTTCTTCTTGGCTCTTATTAATAGCTTTAGCTTCCTTTAAGTCCTCTACATCCTTAAAATACTGTTCCGTAACACTAAGAGTCTGCTTCTTCACTGTTTTCATCCTCCTCGTGTTCTATTACCTCGGCATCTAAAAACTCACTTCCCATGTTGATTCCTAATATATCGTTGATTCTTTCCTCTGCAATTGCTCTTTTCTGTTCAACTGTAATATTATTGACACTTCCAACATTTAAAATATTGCTCTTTCCTATGCCATCCATTCTATTTAGCTCTTTTAAACAACCTAATCTGTCTTTCATGTCCTTTTCTTCGTCTTGAATGTTATCGCTAAGCCATTGTCTACGTTGCTCTACTGTCATAACACTCCTTTGGTCTCTCTTTTTTACCCTCTCATGTATGACATTCCTAAATAAAGGACTGTTTAATATCTTATATCCCTTGTTATAAGCACTCTTATCGCTTAAATCAGGACGAATCTTTTGCATGGACTTCGTAATATTCCCACTCTTTGAATACTCGTCAAAGAACCTCTTAGCTTCATCCTCACGCTTTAATTCTGAAACACTCTTTGCCCTTGGCATACTCTCATCCTCTCTTTCTCTACCTCCCTACATTATAAATGATTTCTTTGTAGACGTTTTTACCCCTCATCTACCCCTCGTCTACTACTCGCTTACCCCTCGCAAAAATACATGAACTCATTTTTTTCAAAACTCGAATTTTCGTTTTCCTAAAAGTTTTATCTAAAAAAGGGGGTGGTTTGTGTTAGTAATTATTCGTGTTAGCACTCTCTTGTGTATAGTGCTAGGTGTAAAAAATGTGGTTTGGTCGAGAGGGAAGGCATGGGGTGTGTAGGGTCGCTTTTTCCTGTTGCGTTTTTCAAACTAGCAGCAACCAAAACAATAATATAGTTGTATTCAATCCATAAACAATTAATAAAGATCATGTAAATAGTTTTAGCAGCAAGAAGAAAAAGCAAGAAGAAAAAGACAATAAAAAAGCTAGTTAAACATTTAAAGTTTTAACTAGCATAATAGATAAATAATAATAAATAATGCAATAAATAATACTATAATCAATATATAATATTTAAAGAGAAACGCAACAAGTAATATAAATACAAGTATAGTCGTTAACTGATCAATCATCTATCAACCACCTTATTCAATTCTAATAATAATTTTTTATGAACGTTTAGCCTATGTTTTTCTTTTTTAGTCATTCTCTACACACCCAACGCTTTTTCTTTTCATGTATTTCATGCACGCATTACACACATTTTTTTCATTCAATACACCATTTTCACATAGATATTTATTTATAATAGTATAGGTTTTTAAACCTTTTTTATTTTCAATTAATAACATTTCTTCCATCCTTTCAATTAATATATTAATGGAATCACTATATTTGATAGGCCTAGAAACAAGCCTATCAATAATAAGTCAAAGCATATATAAAAGTAGAATTTTAGAAGTGCAAGCAATAGCACTTGCACGTTATTCATTTCGTTAAGTTGCTTACGTGTTACCATTGCCAGCACCTACCAATCGATTTTAATGCTCGTAAGAACATAATCCCATGATGTACCATAATGAGTAACACCCCACAAATACATGTCTAGCGTTTCATTATAATAAACAATTTCGTTAATATCTTGTAATAATCTAGCGCCCCAATCATCCACAATGAACCATTGAAAGACTTCCTGGCCCTCGTCTTGCTCGTTTTCAAGTTCTTCTATTTTATCGTTTATTTCATTTATTTCATTTTCTAATATTTGAGATGGGCTGCTTTCGTTTTCTTCTTCTAACTCGTCTCTTTTTTCTTCCAACTCTTCTTTTTCTTCCGTATTGTCAATAGCTCCACTTACTTGCTCCCAATAGCCTATGTCATATGTTAACGACATAATGTCATTATTTAATACCGCATTGAAACATTTTGCAAGTGTCGCATAGTCAACATAACCGTGTTCCATTCCGTAATCACTAATAGGGTTTCCATAATAATATTTTTGTTCTTTTTCCATTTTCTTTTTAGCCCCAATTAAGTTATAATAAGGACGTATATATATTTTGGGGCTTTACTCCGTTTCTATTTATAATTAATATATATACGTTTTTTTGAATGATCTTACTTTTCAATCGTTGCTAGCGTTAGAAGTAAGATCTTTTTTATGTCTTATTTTTGGATGTCACCCCTTTTCTACATAACTATTATATCATGATGTACATATATTTTCAATCTTTTTTTCACTTTTTGTTCACGAATCGTGAATATATTACCGAGAATTTTTATATAACACCGTGTTTTTGTCTACAAATCGTGAACAATTTACAAAATACAAAATATACAAAATACAAAATTTTTCGCCGATTACAAAATACAAAATACAAAATTTATTTTTTATATTGACAAAATTTTCTTTTTGGAACACTTAAAATCTGCCTAAAATAAAGGATATTATTAATTTTTCGTGAACAAATGATTAATTCAGCAAATAAAACAATAAAAAAACCCATCAAACTTCATTAGAACTTGATAGGTAAATGAAACTAGTAATAATAGTGTATATATCTTCTTCTTATAGGGTTTGGAGGAGTTCGTGGAGGACGTAGCTCCTCTTTTCTTCTTTCCCCCGAGGTCAAAACCCCTCTTTATCTACCCCGAACCTCTTTCCTATTATATATATGCCGAGGGACTAAGATATATCAGCTTTTTTCTAAGATCAATCATTTTAAAATATGCAGAATTACTTATAATATAGGCTCTGTGTGCTCAATACAGAACCTTAAACCATACAATCGACAAGATATAGAATTAATAAAGAATTTCTAAAGGAGTAAGAAATGAATTATCTGCCTATTCATTTCAAAGTAGTAGTATATGACTACGTGATGACAATTTATGAACCAACCTAAACAATCGTGTGTAAACATTAGTATAAACATTTTGGAACTTATCGTGTTTATTACGCATATTTGACTGTATGGTACGTTTCTATATCTCTGAATTTACTTGTTTTTTCTTCTTTTCCCCCGACCTCTGTTGCGTTTCTAGGCTATATATTGCATTATTTTCTACTGCGATTGTAGCCCTTGGATTTGGAGGGGCCATTGAAGAATACGGGGCAGTTTCATTGCACTCATGGGTGTTATTTCTGTTGCACCATCCCCCGTCAATTTATATTGCACTTACACCGTTATAATATCCTCAGGTCTCCCCGAGGCACTCATTCTTGAGTAAGTAGAAGTAAAAAATGTCTCGTCAGGAAGTGGCAATATTTGGTCTTTTTAGGTACTTCCTAACTACATATATTATACCATTTTTCAATGCAGACGTGTGAAAAAAAGCCGATAAAAAAAGGCTATTTCTCATTAGCCTCTTTCTTTTCTCTTTCTAAATCTTGTAAGATCAATTGTCTTACATAATCTGCTTTGCTTGGCACTGAATTTAACTTGTCTAGAATCTCTTGATTGTTCTTTGTCACATATTTCAGGCAAACTTGACTTACGCTCTTTTTTTCATACTTCATTTGTGCCCTTAATTGTGCTTCGCTTGCTTTTCCCATACATTATACCTCCTACGATCTTAAATCCTCTTGTAATTTCTTTTCTAAGGCATCTGCAATAGCTACAACCTCTTTTGATGGCTCAGGCATTGTATATTCTCCAATACACAATTCTTCACAAATTTCACTTTCTCCGTAAAATCCGCCACCAAAACATTGCACATATGATAGCTTACAATCACCACCACTACAAATGTAATAAGATGATTCATTTGAGGGATATACACATCCGATATATCCATCAAATTCTTCAATTGTTTTTTCTAAGCTTTCATCAGATTCATACTGATGCATTTGCTTATTCCATTTTAATTTAAACATTTTTTTCTCCTTTAAGCTATACGCTTTTCTTTACATACATAGTATAACATATCATGATTTCTTTATCAACAAACAAATTAAAAAAGCCTATTTTACTAGGCTTGATTTCTGTTATAGGCAAATCCTGAATATTCTAGGCAATCCCTTATTTCTTCAATGCTATAGTTGTTTGAAATGAACTGGATGTAGCTTGAAAGTAGCTGCTTTCCGCTTCTTACCCCATTTAAGTGTAATTCCACCCCGAATACAGATACACCGATAAACCACGCAAATGCAAATGCATCTAACTCTATATGTTGTGTTTCATATCCTTCATTTTCGCTCCCTTTATACTCTTTTAACTCCTTTTTCCAAATTTTGAGCATTTCAGGAGTAGCAATATCCGCTAATCCAACATCATTTATAGCCTGATATTGAGCACAATGTCTAACTTCATGGGCCAAACTCAAATAAAGATCTATTTCATCCTTGAATTTATCTAAATCCACATAGATTTTATTCTCTTTCACGATTGTTGTTGCTTTGGCAGATGGTTTTAATTGGAAACTTTCTGTTTTTTGCCCGTTTCCATAGTAGGCTTTTCCGTCTTTCTGATAAATAACGACAGGCGGTTCAATCGCCATTAAATCAGATAAAAACATAATGTAATTGTTGTAAGTGTTCATACATATATTTTACTACATAAGACTAAAAAAGGCTATAAACATATTTATCGTTTTAAACGTGTTTTTAGCCTTTTCTTTATTTACCCTAACAAATACTCGTTTCAATCTATTTTGCTCGTTAGAATCACTTCTAGACGTGTTTAAATTGATTTTAAGAGTTTTTTCTTCTTTTTCTTCGCAAGTTATAGTCTTTGTCTATCAAAATTTGAAATATTATTGTTCTATCAACTAGATATTCAATTCCATCACTATTGAAACCAACGATCTTACACCACCAGCGATTGAAAGTATAAGGTCTAGTCAATACAATTTGCACTAATTCATTTTCATCAAATAAAGCAGCCATTGCTACATCACCTGCTCTTAAACCAATATTGCCATGGTAATTAAACCATCCTCCGCAGGTTTCTTTGAAATGCTCGTATTCTGTATCTCTTTTAGGCATTATACAATCCTTAAATAATTCCCATCTGAGTTAATAATGCACATTTTACTTCTTTTACTTCTTTCCAATCGAGTGATTTTATATGCCATTTAACACTTTCTTTATTGATTGTTAAAATTTGCTCTGCCTTTGCCATTCCGTATTCATGTCCTGTATCTACCATAACGTGACATGGCAAATCAGTTCTTTTTAAATTGCTAGTAATTGGAATTACATTTACTGTTTTACTCCCTTTATTTTGAATATCGTTTGAAATAACGATACATGGTCTCCTTTTATAAAGAATTGTATTACTATATTTTGGCAAGTCACACCAATAAATGTTATTGTTTAGGATTTCCATAATGATAACCTCCTATCCTTCCCAATTTATCCTCTAAATTTCTGTTATGCTGCTGCAACCCATATATCTTTCTGTCTCTCTCAATTAAAGCTTGTTTAATTAACACCATATCATCATATGCTTCATATAATCCGTTGTCTTTCAGAGCTTTTTCTATGTTTTTAAAACTTGTCTCTACTTGATTCGTTTCTATCATCTTCTTCATTCCAATCCATCCCGTACACGTCATCTACTGCATCATCCTCATCACTCTCAATTGGAACACGTACAATTTTAGTTCCAATTCTATGAGTGAATAAGATACATACTGCCCAAATAGGGTGTACATGAATCACCATGTATGCAGTAAATATCATTACCGCTATATTGTGAATTGCCATACTTAAATACATCATTTTGCTATTTTCTCCTTCATGTATTTTGAACTCATACTTTGAGCTTCTACCCCTTCTTTTTCCAACGCAATATTCCAAATATCATCTAATAATGAATCAACAATATTACATGAATTACTGTTTTCTGTATCAGAAACAGTAACATTCAATTTAATTTGTACATTCGTACTTTCTTTAGGTTTATTTCGTTTCTTTAAACCCATCATACGACACTCATCTATTTCGATACTTATACTTTCTTGCTTCATATTCAGCTTTGTTGAGATCATCAATCAATCTACCATTCTCTAATTCCAATTCATTAATTCGTTCTGAAACAACCAAGGAATAAAGGAGCATTGCAGCAATTCCCCCTATAAAAAATCCTGCAAAGAAATAAATCATCATACCACCTTACAATTATCTAAGATTTCATGAATTGGAGTACTTGTATCAATGCCTTTTAAATGTCCTTTTCTATACATTTCAAGCAAAGTACCGTAATTTGAAATACACTGCCGCATTCCACTATTTTTATATGCATTCAATAAATCATATTCCCACTGGCTCAATTTATATGGTAGCTTTTTGTATGGTTGTTTAAGCCATTTCATTATTTCATGATTACCAATACAGTGACCGTTTTTATCTTCAAAATCACATTCACTACATGGTATTGCACAGCATTCCACAACTTTCCCTTTTGAAATAGCTAATTCATCACTACACACTTCAATTATTCCATCCTTGTAATGCTCGAAATTAGTTTCTGCTTTTTCTTCAAAATGCTCATTTACTAATCCATAAAGTAAATTTACATCTTCTTTGAATCTGCTCATTACACCAATTGAATTGTCTAAACTGTAATATGCTTCTTCCATACGGTTTAAAGCATCTATATATTCTTCCTTTGTTTTCATTAAATCCACCCCAATTCCTTAATCTGTTGTTGAACCGCTTTTAACTCATTTGCAGTTAAACTTTTTATTGAATTTGCCATTCCACATTCCGTATATGAATAAAAGATTTTATCTTTTAAATTAAATTGAATTATGTAACGCATAATACTTCCTTTTTCATAGGAAATACAATTGCCAAAAGAACGCTTTTTATACCCTAGCTTTTTAAACATTTCTCTAGCAGTCATCTTTATCTTCCTCCATTAACTTCTGCCCGCAGAATGGACAACGAGGATAATATTTATTTCCATGATACGTTGGAATAGGCACAACTCCATGATGGCAAGTTGGACAACATAACATCAAATCACTCCATGGAGCAAACTCAATATCTATAGATTTCTTTGGTGTTTCTTTGTCAACTAATTCTTTTAACAAATCCATAGAATTAGACATTTCTTCCATAGTTGGCTTATATCCATCTTCTCTTTCTTCTCCACACATTAAGTGAAGCAATGTATCTACTACTTTAATAGCCTTTTTATATTTATTCATACGCCTTTATCTCCCTTTTTAAATCATTAATAGCCTGTTTAACTTGTTTCAAGTCTAAATCTACGTTAGAAACTAAATCTGCCATACGATTGTTAGAATAGCTCTGTAAAGCCGATTCTAGCGTTGTATGGTATGAGATAGGCTTTTGTACGTCTATCTCATTTCCTTCTTTATCCTTACCCTTTACGAACGTTACAAGGGCGAATGAACCACCGTTAGAAGTGATTGCATAATTATTTTGTAATCTAATCATTTTCATTCTCCTTTTAACTCATTAATTTATTTTTGTAACGATTATCCAATTCTTCCATAACATGCTTTCCACCATATAGTTTCGATGCGTAAACAATGTAGTCTAATTCATCTAGCATACTGTTCATCAAGTCTTTATTGGTACAGACAAATTTAATATTCTTTTGCAAAGATAAATAAGTTTGCTCAATTTGTTTATCGATTTCAGAAGCATTGCTTTTATCTAATCTGATAAAAGTATTTATTTTTATGGCATCTTCTCTTTGTTTTTTTCTTTCCTTTTCTAAGTTTTTTTTCAATTCTTTATCTTTCATACATCAACATCCTCATCTTGTGGCATTTGGAATACTTCAACGTGTGGATATTCTATCTGCTTTTCAATTTCATCTAATACTCTTAAAGCCTTTTTTTCACTGGAATAAATACCTAGCTCACAATCAAATCCATCAGTTGTTGCGCCACATATCAAACAGAAATTGCCGTCATTAATAACACGCATAAAATTAATATTTACTAAAGCATTTCTTCTCTGACTCCTAATCCACATGCCTAGTACCCCTTCACTAATCTTTCTTTATTGATCTCATTCTTGCGAATATATTCGTTGTAGATTTCCCCAAACGAATATCCTAGATGCAACCCTAATGCGATTACATAAGCTAATACGTTATCATCTCTTGTTAAACTGATTACACAACTAAATGCATATGCCTGTCCAAATCCTAAATCCGTTTTTAGCTTGTTGTAATTCCACTTAATATCTTCATATTGATAGCATCCTGAACCGAACTTGATTTCATACATTAAAGCAAAATGTACAACATCAATATATTCTTCAAATACCTTAGCTTCGTCTTTAGGCTCTTGCGTGAACTTCCACCAACACCAATCTGATTTCTGAGCGTGCATCAATTCTCCTAATTCATCAAACAACGCACTTTCTAATTGAGTTTTAGAAACATAGTCTACATTATGTTTCTTAAATACTTCCTCATCATATGCTTTCTGTCTTTCAAGCATATCTTTAATCATTTCTGTACTTGTCATTTGGTTCTCCTTTTATAACACAATGTTTTCAATCAATGCTCTTTTTTCAAGAACAGATAAATATAATCCCATGTATTTTTGTTGCTCTCTTAATAGTTCAAGTGGGCAATCATGTTTTGTTACTTCTTTTCCAAGCATTGTTTCTACTTCAATTTTGTTGCAGAAATTCTTCAATTTCTCATATCTGATTTTTACTTGACGATATTCTGCTACAAATCTTTCTTTGTAATCTTCAGAGTTCATTAACTCTACTGTTTCTTTTAATTCCATGTTGTTTTTCTCCTTTTTTTGATCGTCTTTGATTTTTGTAATCTCGATTGATGATGGATAAACCTTCAAAACTTCTTGATTAATTTCAAAAGATTTTTGATTTTTAATCTTATCCATAACTTCTTTTTCCGAATCGGCTTCTACGATTTCTGATAATTTAGCGAATATATTCGCCTTAAATAAATATTTTGCCATGTTACTACTCCTATTTAGAAAACAATAGTTTCCCTTTCTGTTCCGCCTTAAATTCCTCATATCTTTCAATCATTTTAGGTGTTGCCCATTCAGGTATGCCTTCAAAAACTTCTAAAATTTTAGTGTCTTTGTAATGAGCTAATTTATATTTATCATCAAATAAATAAACTCTATTCCTGATTTGCAATCCTTTTTCTTTGACTTTGCCTACATATTCCCATTTGCCTTCGATATTTCTTTCAATAACCGAATAGCAAATTTCAACAAATCTACATAGATCGATTTCGTCTTTTCTTATGTAATTTGCTTTTCTCATCCTTGTTTCTCTATTCATTCTTTACTCCTTCAAAACATATTGTTTTATAAATCTTCGTGCATATTGTGGATGAATCATACTTCTTTGCGTTTGAACACTGTATTCACCTTTTTTGACCTTAGAAATTACTTTCTTAGGTACATATTCAATAGGCTCAAAATCTAAGTTGTTTTGTACTTTACAATTAATGAACCAATATTGAGTCGGCTTCTCGAAATAATCTCCGTCCATTCTTCTATTTCTATCAATCATAGAAGGCTTTATGCACCAATAACTTGTCAAATAATGAGGTTGCGTATATGGATTTTCAATAATCATCTGTAATCCTCTTTTTTCTGCCACAACAACTAACATACTGATTAATTCATACAATTCATGTAGTTCATTATGCAGCTTCATGCTATATTCTAATTTCTTTATATCATCCCAATTTTTCTGTTGCTGGGCTTGTCCTCTAAACCAAAGAGGAACTTTTGCTTCAAACCTTGTACAAGGAAAGAAAGCAATGATTAAATCGTCTTTCTTTATCCCGTCAAATATGGAAGGTTCGTTATGATACCCCCCCCCGAATCTCTTTGAACAAATCAATAACATAATCAGTTTGATTGAACTCATTTTGAATATCGTAGTCATAAGCATTGATTCCAAGTTTTCTGAACTCATTCTTGAATGTTCCTGATTGTTCAAATAAACAATGTACTTTCATCTTCTTTTACTCCTATTTAAAACAACGTTTCTTGTTCATACTTTTTACCATTGCACGTAAATACTTTGGATTTATTTTTAACCTTCTCAGGACCATCAAGGTATTCATCCCAGTATTTAACTAACTCGTTATAATTGCTTGTGAACGTACCATCATAAGCAACTCCGTTAATCACTGTATGATAATCAAGATCAATTTCTTCATCTTCGCCTATTCTTTCAAAAACTAATGCGTGCTCGTAATCTATATAAAACTCTGCGTAAGGAAACACACGTTTGATGTACTTGTCTGCTTTTTTAAGCTCTAGTTTTTCTAGGAAGCTTGCATACCTCCCGTAAACGTTATCCATGTTTTTTGGCTTAATAGTTTAAAATAATTTGATTTCCTCAAGTCTTTCTTTTGCTATGTTGAAATATTCACTATCTATTTCACATCCAATAAACTCGTATCCTAATTCTTTACAAGCAACTCCTGTTGTTCCGCTTCCCATAAAAGGGTCAATTATAATAGAGTCTTTAGGCAAAACACCGACAACCTTTTTCATAACCTCTAAAGGCATTTGGCATGGGTGCTTAGTTTTAACCTTTGATACATTCTTAACTTGGTTCACATTCCACCAATCGTAAAGTTTGCATCCTAGTTTGCCTTCCTCTATTCTCTTTTTGATTCTTTTGTCGTTTGGGTTTTTATATGGTTGAAGCACTTGCTTGAAATTAGGCTCAACACCGAAGAAAGCAATGTCTCTATGCTGCTTTGCAGTGTTTGAGTTATATACCCATGAGCAAACTCTTGTTGGCACATCTCCGTTATACAACGCTATCTTGTATAGCGATTCAGGATAATGTATTACAACGTATGGAGTATCGTTTGTGGTAAATACTTTATTTAAGAAAGATAAATACTCTTGTTCACTCATTTTGTCTTTGTATGTGTTGTAGTGATACCCAACATTGAACGGAGGATCAGTGACTATTAAAGCCTGCCCCCCCCCCGACATCCTTTTGGAATTGTTCAGACTTGAGATAATCCAAACAATCAATGTTATACAATTCCATCTCATTCCCTCCTTAAAATAATGTACTTGTTTCTACTGCAATTCTTTTCTTTGCAATTTGACAATATTCTTTAGATATTTCATATCCAACATATTTTCTTTTGTTAAGCTCTGATGCGATAGCAGTTGTTCCTGTTCCTAAGAATGGGTCAACAATCGTATCTCCCTCAACGCTGAAATTTTTAACAAACCAATCTGCAATTTCGTATTTCATAATTGCTCCATGCCCTTTAAAGTGTTTTTCATTAACTGAGCTATGCACAATGTTTTTGATTGACCCATAAGCTCTAAACTCCTCTGCCTGTTCATTTAAAACAAAGAAATATTCAACTGCATTACATACTGATGTAAGTATGTTTCCGTTCTCATCCTTAATCTTATTGATACTTGGTTGAGGGTTTGTTTTCTCCCAAATTACAATTCCTTTTAATCTATCTGCGAAATATCCAATGTATTTATAAACATCTTTTTTGTTGAAATATGTTGCTTGAATATTCACAATTACATCTTTCTTGCACACTCTTAATAACTCATTCGTTACATCAACGATCATCTTGTAATAATTGTTTTTAACATCGTCATAATGAGCGTACTTATCGTTTCTTACCCTGTTATATGGAGGGGATGTAATCGCAACATCAAATTGATTGTCTTTAATTTCTTTCAATCCTTTTAAACAATCTTGATTATAGATAACCCCCCCCCGTGAGATTTATCTGTTTTTCCATTTATTCACCATTCCCAACATACTCTCCAATGTAAATTTCTCCTTTGATAACATACACATTCTTGTAGTTTTTCTTTGTTACCCCAAGAAAATCTTTCCCAGGCTTTTTAAAAGCTAGTTTTCCATCTTTCGTACAGTATTTGTATTTGTTATCTCCCTCACATCTTTGAACACTGTACATAAGTTCATCATCATATCTTTTCGCAATCATCTAGAATGGCATCCCTTCCCCCAAATCATTCGTTGGATATGATTGATAATTTACTTGATTTGTAAATGGTACTGTTTGTGGCTGCTTCATCTGTTGTTGTTGACTTGCTTGTTGATAAGCTTGTGTTTGTGGCATTGTCGCATTGTTTAAAGCCAATTCTACGTCCATAACATACACGCTAGTCTTATACACCTTCTGATTTTCTTTGTTCGTGTATGAGCTTTTTTGAAGCTTTCCATCAACTGCGATATGTTGTCCTCTAAATCCATATTGATTAATATGTTCTGCATTTTCTCCCCATGCAGTGCAGTCAAAGAAAGATTTAAACTCTTGTCCATTCTTTCCCTTTTCCTTAACTTCAATCGAGAAGTTACATAGGCTTTGTCCTGTAGCAGTTTTCTTTAAAGTGATATCACTACCGATTTCGCCTGATAAAATAACTCTGTTCATTTCTTTTCAACTCCTTTATACAAATTCAACACCTATTGAATTAGGTCTGATTCCTTCTATCATCTGATACATATGTGATTTAGAAATGAAATTCTTTCTAGCACACTCGGCAATTGAGCTATAGACTGTATCGCCTATTCTCACTTTCTTCTTGTTTCTTAACCCTTGAGTCTGAGCTAATTTGATAACTCTTAGGTTTTCAATTTTCATTTCTCCGTCCCAAACGATAGAATCGTTCTTTTCCACTTCCCCTACAAAAGCTTTGTAGGCTTCAAACAATACATTCAAGTATCGTTTACCTTCTTTAAAGTTAACTACAACTCTGTATATTGATTCCGTTTCCTTTTTAGCTTTCATTTCCCTTTGTTTTCCTTTTAGATCAACAGAAACAACTCTTAAATAACTTGTGATGTAATATCTGATTCCTGTTTTACTTTCGCCGATTAGTTGGAATTGTTCAGCATCTTCACTTGTTACTTTTCTTCTTTCTTCCTCATCCGTTTCAACAGGAAGAAGAATACATCCTTTATAGATTTCCTCGTTCCGAACCATTTTAGAGAACTGAGCATTTGTAATGCCCAATTCCCTCATTACATCTTTGGTGTTTACGATTCCACGTACAACCGATATATCGTTTTTATCCAACATATAATATTGCACTTTCTACCCCTCCTATTTTTATCCGTTCATCAAATCTCCCAACATCTTCATACCTTCCTCCTTTTTTGGAGGCGCAGGCAATTGATCGTGTTGTGTATATGTTTCCAAACTGATTTGTCCTGAATTTAATAACTGTACTTCTTCTTCACAAACCTCTTTATAAGCTTGTAAAAATCTGTCTCGGTAATATTGCAAGTCTTTTTTATTGCTCCACGCAATATCTCTTAACAGATAGCTCCCTCCGAGCGCTTTCTGAATGTTTCTAGGCAGTTTATCGTAGTTTACCTTACTAGTATGAGGGTCGCACTTAGCGTTCCTTAAAACGATTTCCCAAGCCTCTCCACACTCTTTAGTTTTTCCAATTGCAGTTTTACTAATTCTTGTTTTTACTTGTGCCACATTTGGAGCAAACTCTCTTGTATCACTTTGGATGATTTGATTAACTGCATTTGCTACAGTTAAATATTCATAATTCTTAAAAGATACTTGCCAAAGTTTTAAATAGGCTTGTGTATCTTCTTGAGTCATGTTTTTGTAACTCATTGGGTAATTGATTCTTAGCACTTGTAAGATTCTTTCAGTTTCTTCTAATGTCAAAATGCATACCCCATTTCTTTTCTCGTCAATTGTCTTTGACCGCCATTGTTATTGTTCTGCAACTTGTAGAATGTTAGCCAACTATGTACAATGCTCTGATTTACAATAGCAATCTTGGTTACATCATCTACTGCCAATTTATCTAATTCATTTAAAGATAATTTCATTGCTCTAACAGTAAGAGGTTTTCTAGCTTTAGTACGCATATCTACAAAGTCATGCAATGCATCTTGCAAATCTTTGCTTTCTGTATACTCTGCAATAACAGAATTAACACTTTCTTTTTTGTTATTTTTTTCTTTTATATCAACTATATTATTAGATATATTATTATCTATATTATTGTGTGAACTTTTTTCACTACCCTCATGAACTTTTTTCTCTAGGGGTGAGGAACTTTTTTCACTACCCTCATGAACTTTTTTCTCTACTAGAGAATTTTTTTCACTAGATAATTTAGGAACATTAATAACTTTATATCCTGATGTTTCCAAAGAACCATATTTATTGATGTGATTATTTTTTTCAATCATCCCTTTATCAACTAAAGAATTGACAACATTTTGAACAGATCTTACTGATGAGCTTGTCCAATCTGCCATATACTGTCTACTTCCTCTGAACTCAGAAACTCCATCTTTTGTGAACCCATAAATCAAAGCATATATGATAAGCTCGTTTCCTTTTAAATTTAGCTCATTTATCATCCATCCTTGAATATTTATGAAATCTGTGTTTTCCATTTCTTAACACCTCCTAACATTCTGTTCCCATGTACTTTGTATGAAACACATAAGCGATACTAAACGCACTCCAAACGTCCGCCTTAAATCCGTAGAAATAACCTGGATTTGATTTTGTACCTTTTCCTTTGTTTGGAGTATCTTTAGCGAACAAATCAATAAGAGCTTGTCTAATAGTTGCGTCTGTCGCTTTCATAGAGTGGCATAGAGTCATTTTTTCTTCACTTCGGTATATTAATGTGGGTTCTATGTTGAAAGCTTCAAATTGCTCTAATAAGCGCCCTATAAAGTAACAAGTTTCAAATGTGGTTTGACCTACAGGCATACCGAAACTTTGTATTCCTTCAATCGCTACATAATCAATTGGAAAATTTTCTGCTTTCCAATTTGAGATTTTATCTTGCAATTCTTTGTTAGGAATTTTTCCTTTATCTACAACTGCCGATAAATCATTCTCAACTACAACAAATGCACTGTATTCATTTGCTGGGTCGATACCTAAAATCATCTTACGCACCTCCAATTTCAAACTTAGTGACCTCAATTTTTTTCTTGGTCGCA